AGGTAAGGTAAAGCTTGCATATGAGAATCTTCCTATATGGCTACAGCAGGGAGTTGTTACTTGGAATAAGGGTAATATCGAACTAGAGAACGGAAGTAAGGTGCTTGCCGCAGCTACTTCGTCAAGCGCAATTCGCGGTGGTTCATATTCTATGATATTACTTGACGAATTCGCATTCGTTCCGCGAAATATTGCCGAAGACTTTTTCTCTTCAGTATATCCTACTATTAGCTCCGGTTTTACATCGCAGATCATTATCGTATCTACACCAAATGGTATGAATCATTACTATAAGATGTGGGCAGATGCAATTGAAAAACGTAGTCTTTATATTCCCATAGAAGTATCTTGGCGCGAAATCCCAGGGCACGACGATGCCTGGCGAGATCAGACAATTCGCAATACCTCCGAGGAACAATTTAAACAAGAATTCGAATGTAATTTTTTAGGCAGTACCAATACGCTAATAAATCCCAACAAGATTCGCGAATTGACTTTTGTATCTACGACTCGCGACAAATGGGGGCTGGACATCATCGAGACGCCTATAGCCGGGCGTACCTATGTCATGACGGTCGATACCAGTCACGGTGTAGGAAATGATTATTCGGCGTTTTCGATTATCGATGCCACTTCTATTCCATATAAGGTGGTGGCCAAGTTTCGCGACAATATGATATCGCCTCTCATGTATCCTGAAATAATATATAGGTATGGAAAATGGTACAATGATGCGTTTGTTCTTGTAGAATCTAATGATATCGGTTCGCAGGTTGCAACGTCACTACAAAGCGATCTTGAGTATGAAAATATATTGACGAGTGTTAATCGTAATAGTGCAGGGCAATATATCAGTTCGGGCTTTGCTGGCTCTTCTCAGCTAGGCATTCGTATGACAAAACAGGTTAAGCGCATAGGATGTTCTAATATCAAGGATCTTATAGAGGATAACAAGATAATAATACAGGACTTCGACGTAATTCAGGAAATTTCGACCTTCATTCAGAAAAAACAATCATATGAGGCCGAAGATGGGCACAATGACGATCTTATGATGACGCTTGTTATGTTTGGGTGGTTGGTTAGGCAATCATTCTTTCGTGAGCTAACTAATACTGATATTCGAGCCAAAATGGCGTCAGAACGCTATTCCGATATGTTAAATGACCTACTACCTGCAGGGTTTATAGACGATGGGCAATCTCCTGAGCCAGAAAATATGGAGACATATGTATCGGGGTTTGCCCGTACTGATTTTTGAAAAACTTCGTTATTATAAATAATCACGAATAATATCGATAAGGTATAACAAGGAGAATTAATATGCCGTTTCAAATTTCTGCCGGCGTCAATGTATCGGAAATCGACCTTACTACGATTATTCCCGCAGTAAGCACGACTGAAGGTGGTATCGCCGCACATCTACGTTGGGGCCCCGTCAACACTCGCGTTCTTGTTGATTCAGAAGACGCGCTGGTCAAGCAATTCCAGGCACCCAATGCCAATACATACACAGACTTTTTCCCAGCCGCCAGCTTTTTAAGTTACGGCAACAAGCTATATGTGGTTCGTGTTGTTAATGGTAGTGCGAATACGATTAACAAGAGTTCGACATCTGCGGCCAATGCGCGCAATGCTCATTCTGCGACAGCAAACACAAAGAATACGATTGTGTATAGCAACGAAGATTACACACTACGCTACGCTCCGTCGTCTGGCACGGGTGCGGCCATTAGCGGTATCGGTAATTGGTTAGCTAAGTATCCTGGCGATTTGGGTAATTCGCTTCGAGTTTCCGTGTGCCCAACTGCCAACGCATTCCAAAGCACGCTTTCGGGTAAGCTTGTATTCTCTAATAACAGCACGACCGTAAATCAAGTCGGCGCGGCTACTTTATCTACTACAGTTAAGGTTGGCGATATTCTACTTGCCGGAGCGGACAAGATTAGAGTTCAGGTCGCAAGCATCACATCCGCCAATGTTCTTGTGCTTCGTAATAAGTTTGTGGGTAATACTTCACCCGCGGCTGGTTACACTACCGTTAGGCAGTGGGAGTTCAACGATCAATTCGATTCTGCTCCGGGCACATCCGAATATGTATCGACGCAAGCTGGTTCCGGCGACGAAATGCATATTGTCGTCGCAGATGAAGATGGAAAGTGGACCGGCACGGCTAATACCGTGATCGAGCGGTTCAGCAAGGTGTCCAAGGCCTTCGATGCAAAGACGGCCGACGGAACTGGGAATTTCTACGTTAATGTAATAAACGATAGATCCCAGTATATCTGGTTTGCGGCTCATTCAAGCACGATGTCTAACGCTGGTAAGCTGGCCGCAGGCGTATCGTTTGGCACGGGCGCGCAGACCGTAATAAATGATTCGCTCACATACGGCCGCGATGGTGCACTTCCTCGAAGCACCGACTATATTAACGGTTACAATATGTTCTCTGACCCAGAAAAGGTCGATGTTTCTCTTGTTCTCGGCGGAGAAAGCCCCGCTACGGTAGCCCTTCATATCATCGACAATATCGTAGAGAAGCGTAAGGATTGCATTGCAATTATTTCACCTCCACGTTCAACTGTGGTGAATAATTCAAACTATCTCAACAAGGAAGTTGATGATATGGTCAGCTTCCGAAATGGTCTGACTTCATCGTCTTATGCTGTCATGGATAGCGGAATGAAGTACACATACGACAAATACAATGATCTATATCGATACGTAGCCCTCAATGGTGATACCGCCGGTCTAATGGTTCGTACCGATGAAGAACGCGATCCTTGGTTTTCACCTGCAGGCTTCAATCGTGGGCATATTAAGAATATCATCAAGCTGGCCTTTAATCCAGCAAAGGCCGCACGCGATCAGCTTTATAAGAATGGTATTAATCCCGTAGTGACATTCCCCGGTCAGGGCTCTGTTCTATTCGGCGATAAGACTCTTCTATCGAAGCCAAGTGCATTTGATCGTATCAACGTCAGGCGCCTATTCATCGTTCTTGAAAAGGCTATTGCCGTCGCCGCGAAGTTTACCCTATTCGAGTTCAACGATGAGTTTACACGCGCTCAGTTCCGAAATATGGTAGAGCCTTTCCTGCGCGACGTTCAGGGCCGTCGAGGCATCTTCGACTTCCGTGTCGTATGCGATGGCACAAACAACACACCCGAAGTCATTGATCGTAATGAATTCATCGGTGATATCTACATCAAGCCAGCACGGTCGATCAACTTCATTCAGTTGAATTTCGTAGCTGTAAGAACAGGTGTTGACTTTAGTGAAGTAGTCGGCCAGTTCTAAAGACATTATAAAGAGGATGAATTGAACTCCATCCTCTTTATTTTTCATAATACGGCTTAGATTGAGGTTACGAAATGAAATCTTTCAAAGAGTATATTCTTGAAGCGGCAAGCAATAAGTATTATGTGGACGCAGGAGAATACGACTACGAGGGAGATATGGCGCGTACCCAGTTGCAGACACTGGTTAGAAACTCGCAGGATCTTGTCGATCTACTTGAACCCAATGATAATCTACCTGAATGGGTACAATCTAAAATCACATTAGCACAAGATTACATCTCATCCGTAAGAGATTATTTAATGTCTCGCGATGATCTGGGCGAAGCACATTCAAATAGTAAAATCTACGATAAGTGCTGGGATGGGTATAGAAAAGTTCCGGGTAAAAAGCCGGGCGAATCGGGCTCATGCGCCAAAGATGTCAAAGAAGCGGAATACCATGGGCGCGAAGTTCCTTTGGGCAAACCAATGGCGGGTGATGTCAAGAAGTCTAAGGTTTTTGTAAAGGATCCATCGACCGGCAATGTGAAAAAAGTAAATTTTGGAGATAAGACGCTAAGTATCAAGAAGCACATTCCAGCCCGAAAAAAGTCATATTGCGCTAGGTCCAGTGGCCAAGGCAATTTGACTGATAAGACGAAAGCCAACTATTGGTCACGCAGAGCCTGGGATTGCAAGTAATTTCTACTTGACATACGATGTATTACCGTGCTATATTACTAATAGTAACTTAATGGTAATCCTAAATACATGAACATATTCTATCTAGATCGAGACCCCAAAATCGCAGCAGAAATGCATTGCGATAAGCACGTTGTTAAAATGATACTCGAATCCGCTCAAATGTTATCCACAGCCCATCGAGTTCTCGACGGTGATACATTTGCAGACGCTGCCGGTATGTATAAAATAGCTCATAAAAATCATCCCTGTTCTATTTGGGCGAGAGCTAATAACAGCAACTATAAGTGGCTATTCAATCTGTACGACTCTCTCATGACTGAGTACACGTATCGATATGATAAACATCATGCATCGGAGCGACTAATGATAGGTTTGCTCGCTGTGCCCACGAACATTACGCAGGGTGCATTTACCGATCCGCCCATGTGTATGCCCGATCATTGTAAGATCGATGACCCCATTCTATCCTATCAAAACTATTATATGATAGAAAAATCATACTTTGCGAACTGGAAACGTCGGCCTGTGCCCGACTGGTTTATTACAATGTCTTCTCGATGAAATTGCAATTAGCTGAATAAATATGACTGTAGGTGAGCCTAATTTACGAAGTATAGATAATTATAAATAACAATGATGTAAAGGCTCAGAGCTAATAAAGGAGAATATATAATGGCTTTCTCAGTTTCCGAATTTGCTGCTGCCGGTCTACCACTAGGTGGAGCACGGCCGTCGCTGTTTAGCGTTATTGTCGATACCCCATCGGGCGTACCTAATGTCGGCGCACGATTTAGTTTTACCTGTAAGGCCGCCCAGATTCCTGCCAGCACTATCGGTGTTGTTCCCATTCGATACTTCGGTCGTGAAGTCAAGTTTGCGGGTAATCGCACGTTTGCGCCCTGGACAGCGACCATTCTCAACGACGAAGACTTTCAGATTCGTAGCGCAATGGAAACATGGAGCAACGCAATCAATCGGCACGAAGCCAATCTTCGCGATACTGCAATTGCCACAAATGCTGCATATCGTACTACGGCCACAGTGACGCAGTATTCCAAGACGGGTGTTCCCATTCGTACATACGAGTTCGTCAATATATTCCCATCGGAAGTTGGCGCAATCGAACTATCATGGGATAGCGTCGATGCAATCGAAGAGTTTCCCGTGACCTTCGAATATGATTATTGGCGTATTGTTGCACCGTCTACCACAGGCGTTCTTGCTATCTAAATTGTTGTCGTTCGACTACATGTAGAAAAGTTGTCGAACGGTACCAATTCTCTCATTTTTATATTATAGGCGCTCGACGATTGAGGAGATCGTTTTTGTTTATTGAAACCGAGCAGACGCCTAATCCATTATCCCTGAAGTTCTGTCCTGGCAATATGAGACAGTAAGAATTATCGTAGTTGAGCTACGATAATGTTGCCGCACGGCAGGCGCATCCAAACTCTAAAATTGTTTTGATTTGATTTGTGTGGGATTTCCGCTGTCTTTTCCATTATTTGCTGTGCAGTGAATATACGCAATTGCGTATATAATGATAATATACGATATTGCGTATATTGCGAAATATTCTTATATGGTATGATTATATATAAATAGACACGATTAAAGAATGAACATGAGGGAGATTATTAATGCCTGAACTGTTTGGGTTTAGATTCGGTAAGGCCACAGAGGTAGATAAGGTTAGAAATTCGGCTGCAAGCGTACCATCGTTTGTTCCTCCTCCCAATACTGATGGATCTATGGAAATTGCTTCGGGAAATTCATATGGCACGTATATGGATTTAGAAGCTAGCGCAAAGAACGAGACAGAACTAATAACCAAGTATCGCGAGCTGGCCATGCACGCTGAGGTAGATTCCGCCATCGATGATATTGTAAATGAGGCTATCGTTCGCGAAGATAATAAGTCTCTTGTCGAAATCAATCTGACTAGACTGGAACAGCCTGATAAGGTAAAAGATCGAATTCGCGAAGAATTTGAAATTATACTAAAGCTTTTGGACTTCAATAACATAGGCTATGATATATTTCGTCGTTGGTACGTCGATGGAAGAATGTACTACCATATGATGATTGATGAACAGAAACCTCGCGAGGGTATAGTGGAATTGCGCTACATTGACCCGCGGCGCATACGGCGAGTTCGTATCCCCAAGAAGAAGACTGCGGCGGCGAGAGCAGCCCAGAATTCTCGCAATATTGCGCTTGCGCCCGATGTCGAGGAATATTACATATACAATCCCGGCGGCTCTCATAATACGGATACGGTGGCCATAACTGCGGGAGTGAAGATATCTACAGATTCGATTGCTCATGTTCATTCTGGTATTCTCGATCAGAGAAATCAACTAACTATATCGCATCTTCATAAGGCTATCAAGCCAATGAATCAGCTACGTATGTTAGAAGATGCTACTGTAATATATCGTCTATCTCGCGCGCCCGAACGTCGTATTTTCTATATTGACGTTGGCAATCTACCTAAAATTAAGGCCGAGCAATATCTTCATGATATGATGGCTCGTCATAAGAATCGAATAGTGTACGATGCAGCTACGGGTGAAGTTAGAGATAATAGAAAGTTCATGACTATGCTGGAGGACTTCTGGTTACCTCGGCGTGAGGGAGGTAAGGGCACAGAGATTACAACTCTTCCCGGCGGGCAGAATCTAGGCGAAATGGACGATGTGGAATATTTTCGCCGTAAAGTATATAAGGCCTTGAATGTACCTAATTCGAGAATACAAACCGATTCTACATTCAATTTCGGACGGTCTGGAGAAATCACGCGAGACGAAATCAAGTTTTCTCGAATGATTGATCGCCTACGAATTAGATTTTCACATCTATTTGATCGCGTGCTTGAAACTCAATTGGTTCTTAGAGGTATAATTACGCGGGCTGAATGGAAAGAGATCAAAGAATCTATTCATTATGATTTCCTACGAGATAACTATTTCGCCGAATTAAAGGATCAGGAAATCACAAACGCTCGCCTTGGAATTCTACAGAATATCGATCCATATGTTGGTAAATATTTCTCAACCAAGTATGTACGCACAAGTATTCTTCGCATGTCCGAAGAAGAGATTACACAACTTGATAAGGAAATAGCTACAGAAACTAGTGGTTCTAATGAGACTACAGAGACTACATCCAATGTGCCAACACCAGAACCCGTCGCTTCACCCACCGTACAGCAGGAGCAAAAAGAATTAACGGAAGAAGATAAGATTCTTATAGCATCGATGACTAAAGCTTTAGATGGAGTAACTTTATCCGACATACGAGGAGAAGAAAGTAAAACGTGAAGGAGTTAGATTCCGCAAAACTATTATCGGCCAGTCTTAAATTAAGCGAATCTCGATCAACTGAACTAGTAAACAACCTTCGCAGAGAATTAGCGGCGAAGTTTGATAATATAAAATTAGTCAAGGGAGTCGATGGACCGCAAGGCCCTACTGGCCGTCAAGGTGACCGAGGTGAGCGTGGGTTCATCGGAGGTACAGGCGCGCGCGGCGAACGAGGCATACAAGGTGTAGCAGGCGAGCAGGGTGTAGCTGGTGAACAGGGTATACAAGGCTTAACTGGTGAACAAGGCATACAAGGTGCGACTGGTGAACAAGGCGAGCAGGGTCCACAGGGCGTAATTGGAGAACAGGGCCCTCCCGGACCTCCCGGAGTAACAGGTGAGCAGGGCCTTCGCGGAGAACAGGGCCCAGCCGGCGAACAGGGTCCACAAGGTGAGATGGGTCTTCGCGGAGAACGTGGATTAACTGGCGATGTCGGTCCTATAGGCCCT